GACAAGCGGATCATCCGAAATTACACAGCCGTAAGCTCGATGACAGAAGTGTTTAACGAGGCGGACTGCGTCGTGTATCCGGCACGTGGGGACGGTTGGGGGATGTGGTGGCGCGAGGCGGCCATGATGGGACTGCCGGCACTGGTGACTCCGTACAGCGGCAACGCGGTCGGGGCGGAAGAGGCGGCGATCCCGCTGAAGAACTACCGGATGGTGGAGTCGATGCTGGATTACAGCCACGGGCAATGGGCACAGGCTGACCAAGCGGAAGTGGCCGAGCAGATGCGCTGGTGCTATGAGCATCAAGCGGAAGCCCGCGACAAGGGCTTGAAAGCGGCTCAGTGGCTGCGGCAGAACCAGACGTGGGATCACAGCGCGAAGGCGCTCTTGAAGTTGATCGAGGCACACGCATGACGACGATCACAGCACAGGAAGAGATCACGCTGCGGCGGAAGATCGGCAACAACGGGGCAGGCTTCAGCACGCCGGACTTGGATGAAATCTGGGTTGAGGCGCAAGAGAGCATGAACCGCGCGATCTTCATTTGCTTTGAAGAACTGATGAACAATGCGGCGCGTTTTACGGATTACACCCAGAACGACACGCAGGAAAAGCGCTCGCAGATCTTCGATCATATCGCCACCAAAGTGCTGCCTTACTGGCGCGGTAAGCTGAGCGCGGCTGAGGCCGGTGAGAACACGTCCAAGACGACGACGCGGATTGTCGGCACCAAGGTTGTGCCTCCGCGACGTGTGGCGCGTCCGTTCACTGATCCGCATATTGATCCGTACCAGAACCCGAATCAGGCGCTGAATTATCCGTACATCGTGACGGATGAGGACAGCATGTGATGGTCGACATCAACGCGTGGGCGGGGATTGGTGACAGCTCGGAAGCGGCAGACCGTGCGGACGCGGCATGGCGGCGGATTTGCGAGAAGCCGAGCGAGATCACCATCATTCGGAGCAGCGGCAAGGTCAAGTCGGCAGTGGATGCGCAGACGGTGCGGATCGAGTTTGATTATCCGGCCAACTATGAGACGGCAGGCGAGGCCGGAACCAGCAGCAAGCAAGCGGTGACAGTGTTCGGCATCGTCGGGCACGATCTGGAGACGGACACGGACATCCGGCGCGACGATCAGTTCAAGTATGACGGGGCGCTGTACCGGGTGGTGACGATCACCAAGACGATTGGCGAAGTGCAGGCCAAGTGCGAGGTGATGAGCTGATGGCGCGGTCATCGATCCAATGGCGCGGTACGGTGCAGATGGGGCAGAACTGCACGATTTACGGCAACAAGGTCATCGAGGCGGTGAATCAGGTGGCGGCCTACTTCGCGCCGGTGCTGGAGACATACAGCAAACGCGAGGCAACTTGGACCGATAGAACGTCAAACGCACGGCAATCGCTGCACGCGTGGACAGAGCAATTGAGCAAGGATGCGGTCGCGCTGTATTTGAGCCACGGTATGTACTACGGGAAATTTTTGGAAAGCAAGTACGCCGGCCGGTACGCGATCATTTGGCCGACGATCCAAGCGCATCTGGGCGAGATCCTGAAGATGCTGCAAGGGATATTTGGCTAATGGCGACGTTACGCAATGTGTTTCGAACAACGTTGGAAGCTGATGCCACATTAACCGCGTTGCTCACCGGCGGGATTTTCGATAGCAGCGAGCTTGACTATACCGGCCAAGGCGCGATGCAAGCTCCGCGTGAAAGCGACGGGGTGCAGCTCAAGCCACATGCGGTGATCCGGTGGAAGGGCAGCATCAGCATCGGTCCCGGCATCAAGGTCGGCGGCGAGGCGGAAACCGTCGAGGTGTATGTGTACCAAGACGTGGATTATGACGTGATCGAAAGCGCGATTATCCGAATGAAAGTGCTGCTGGACGATACGTATTTGACAGCGGACAACCGGGCTTTGGCACACGTCAACAAGGATTTCATGAGCGCAGATATTCCGGCGGAAGAATTGGGCATGGCCTCCAGCCGGTTCGTGCGTTTTTCGATTATTACGGCACCTATTTAGTAGGGAGGGCAGAAAATGCCACAGTTTTCAGAAGTCATTTATAACCCCACGCGCGTGATCGTGGCGTCGTTGGCAAATGACAACACCTACGGAACCCCCGTAGATGTTGATTACTTCGAGAAGGTCAGCTTCGACTTTGAAGCCGACGAAGACGAAATCAAGTCCGGCGGGTTGATCGTCGAAAGCTTGTCGGTCGCCACCAAGGTTACCGGCACGATGGACAACGGCGCGCTGAACTTTGCAGCGATGGGCATTATCCAAGGTGACAGCCCGATTGCAACCTACGGCGTGACCCCCAACCGCTACCAGTACATGGACGTGACAGTCGGTGGCGCGGGTAACCCGTACTTCGGCATGATCGTCACCTATGCCAGCACATTGGGCGGCAACCTGCTGGTGGGCTTCCCCAAGGCGATGTTGACCAAGAAGCCGGGCTTCGATGTCGACCAGAACAAGTTCCGCGTTGGTTCGGCGGACTTCAAAGCGGTGGCTCCATCGACCTTGAGCCGTCGTGTGGCGCGGTTGATCAAGTACGAAACCGCAACCAGCCTGACCCTGAGCAGCGCTTATATTCAGGGCATCTTCAGCGGGATGTTTTAGTCTATGGCTATTCATTGGATTGACGATCCTACTGAGAAGCTGCCGCTGTCTAACGGAAACACCATTGAGGTGCGTACCGTTGATATGATGTCACTAGTGATGAGCGCGGACAACGACGCGATCCCGAATGGGCTGCTGGAACAAATCAGCGCCCAACTCAGCGGTCAGTCGCCGGATCAAGAACTCACGTGCCACAGCGGGCTACGGCTGCCGGGACGCGGGGAGCCGATCACACAAGGGTTGATTCGCGGCAAAGTGGTAGACGTAACCGGCACAGAAGAATCGTTTACCGCGCGGGTATCGATGGTCGCGGGAACACGCTTTACGCCGGGGGAAATCCGCTTTGGTGGAAACAGTGTGGCGACGCTGGAGAGTGCGCGGGATTATCAGTGGCGCATCGGCGGCGGGGATGCTGAGAAAGCCCGTAAAGAACTGCCGGAGCTTGGCAACTTCATTGATTTGATTGTACGGGCGGCCAGTGTGTCGCCCAAGCTGGTCAAAGAAGTGATTGATCCGGAAACAGAAGTGGCAATCAGCCGCGTGAAGCAAGCGGACAAGATGATCATCTTCAACTGGGCCATGCCGCGCGAGGTGCGGCCAGCCGGTACGTTTCCTCAAGAACCGACAACAAGTTTGGTTACTGCACCTGACTTGCAAGCAGTATAACCTGAATCCGGCTGACGAATTTGGGATTAAACATTCGTGGGTGCGCTGGCAGTTCAATCACGCTGTAGGGACATTAGGCCGTCACATTGAGAATAAGCTCAGTGAAACGGATAAGGGCGGGAAACAAAAATATTCGCTTGAAGAATTGCTAGGGTTGCCAGTAGCCCCTGTGCAAAATGTAAGCGGGTTGATGTTCGGCAACGGGGGCACGGGGTAACCTGCCCCTTTTTGCTGCCGGTTGATTGTTATATGCGAACATCTGTGCTAAACTAATTCTAATAACTTGAGATTTCCGCGCGGCGGATGCATGTCCTAAACAGGGCATTCATCCGCCGTTTTTGTTTTTAGGCGGTCGCGATGGCTAGTGATGCTGGCGGGTTTAATCTAGGTAACGCTTACGGTTCGGTCGTCATTGACGTATCGGGCGTTTCGGCTGCGATGCAGCAGGCACGGCAGGCCATCGAGGGCGGGTTTAGCGGCATCGGCAACAGCATCTCGTCACTAGGTGACCAGATGAGCAAGTTGGGCGGGGCAATCAGCACGTTTAGCGCTCCGCTGCTGGCTGCTGGCGGGATTGGGTTAAAAGCTGCGGCAGACTTTGATACGCTACTCAAACAAATTGAGGTTTTTGGGAATGTCGCGCCGAACCAATTAGAAACAGTTAGGCAATTTGCACTGAAGATGGGCGCAGACACCAAGTTCTCAAGCTCTGATGCGGCAGAAGCCTTGCTTGGATTACTAAAAGCCGGGCAAAGTCTTGATGAGGCTATGCAGTCTTTGCCGCAAGTATTGAATCTGGCGGCTGCGGGGAACCTGAGTTTAGCTAGTGCTTCCGGCATTGTCTCGTCGGCGTTGGCAATTTTCAAACTTAAGGCGACTGATGCGGGTAGGGTGTCGGACGCATTGGCACGCGCGGCAAATGCTTCTCAGGCAGATGTAGGGGACTTAGGGCAGGCGCTTTCAAATGTCGGCCCCATTGCTGCTATGTTTGGGCTTTCGGTTGAAGACACAAGCGCGATCCTTGGCGTATTTGCAAACAACGGAATAAAAGGAGCCGAGAGCGGCACACAACTCAAATCCATGCTGCTCAACCTTACGCGCCCAACAGAAGATGTCAAAGGGGCATTTGAAAAGCTAGGCGTTTCTCTATATGACGCACAGGGAAACAGTCGCAATTTCAATACGGTAATTAAAGAGCTTGATGCAGCGCTTGATAAACTGCCGGTTGAGCAGCAGAACGAACTTATGCAAACGCTTGGTGGCTCTTATGGCATTGTCGGCATCAGCGCGCTTCGTGCATCCGGCGGCATTGATGGAATGCTTCAGTCTATGGCTGCTGCTCCATCTGCCGGAAAAATAGCCGATGACTTCATGAAAACATTCAAGGGAAATGTAGAAAGTCTGACTGGTTCGGTAGAAACTTTGATGGTCAGTGGGTTAACCCCATTTATGAACGATGTCCTTACTCCCATTGTCAAGCAAATCACCGCTGTTGTGAATTCGATGACGGAGTGGACACAAAAGAATCCTGAACTGACCAAGCAGATCGTCAAGGTGCTGGCGATAGTTGCTGTACTGGGACCGACATTATTAGTCGCCGGCAAGGCCGTGAAATCGATAGGCGAAATTATCACCTTTGCAACCGGCTCCTTTGGGTTAATTAGTTTAGCTATAGCAGGGTTAGTGCTGGCATTTAATACTAACTTCCTAGGCATTCGAGATATATTGCAACCGGTCATTGATCAGATAGGTATATTCTTTAACTCGATTCTGAGTGGTATGCCTGTCGGAGATGCACTAGGGACAATGTTCCGGAATCTGTTACCGCCGGATGTGGTGGCCGGAATTACAAATGGGTTTAATGGGATCGTTACGTTTGTAACAGAAACCGCGCTGCCAGCCTTGCAGAGCTTCGCGAATTGGTTCCTGACTGAAGCCCTTCCGGCAGTGGTCAGCTTCGTGGAAACAACCGTGATCCCCGGTATTCAAAAACTATTCACCTTTCTTTCGGAAGCATGGACAAATATATCCCCGGCCTTGCAAAGCTTCGCGAATTGGTTCCTGACTGAAGCCCTTCCGGCAGTTGTCAGCTTCGTGGAAACAACCGTTATCCCGGGCATTGGAAAGCTGTTCAGTTTCCTATCAACCGCGTGGGATACAGTGTCTCCGCAACTAACGCTTTTAAAAGATTGGTTCCTTACTGACGCGCTGCCAAAAGTCAAAACGTTTTTAGAAGGCGATTTCAAAACAGCTTTGGATAATGTGTTTGGCTGGATCGGGCGGGTATGGGACGAAACAATCAAGCCCGGGGTGGATAAGTTGTATGGGTGGTTCATGGATACCGGACTACCAAAAATTAAAGAGTTTGTAGAAGGTGATTTCAAGACGGCGCTTGATACTGTTTTTGGCTGGATGGGCACTGTTTGGGCGGATACAATCGAGCCGGGACTCCGAGGCTTGAAAGATTGGTTCGTAACGGGTGGATTGCAAGAAGTTGTAGGAGCGGTTCAAAAGTTTTTCGGGGAGATTGACAAGTTGCCCGCAAAGATCCAAGCATGGATCGACAAGCAAGGGTTTCTAGCGCAGAGACTTCAAGATTTTATTATTGCGCTTGGCATCGGTATTGTTGCGTTTGGGATTTACAATGGGTTAGTGACCATCGCCGGGGTTGTCTCAACAGCAGCGGCGGCAGGGATTGGGGCGATGAGAGCAGCCGTTGCGCTCATGTTAGGGCCTCTCGGTCTAGCGATTATTGCGATTACGGCATTAATTGCTTTGTATCATCAGCTTCAAACTTTTCAACAGCAGGTCAATACTGCCGTTCAAAGCTCTATATCCCCCACGGCACAAGCCATCAGAGGCGGATTGACGCACGATCAATATATGGATAAAGCTTTTGCGTCAACCGTAAGTCAAATGGGGGATGCAGCGGCGCGCCTCTTTTGGGCAAATGGTGGACAAACTCTTTTTGAGCGGACATGGCAATCGGCTTATGCGGAAGCTAACGCACAGCCACAAGGCGCAGGTGGGTCTATGCCTACTCGTGACAGTGGCGGCGTAGGCATGGCGGGGATGGCGTACCAGATCGGCAGCGGGCAGCTCAAGAACGAGGTGTACATACCCGGCGCGGATGGGCAGTT